ACCCCCACCCCCACCTCCTACTGCGTCGGCGACTGATGTTGCCGCACAGCAGCAGCAGGCCCTCAAGAACAACGCCGGTCGCTTCGGCTACAAGGCGTCACTTCTAGCCGGCAAGGATCAGTCCTCCACTAATTCGGCAACCGGCAGCGGTTCCCTTCTTGGGAACTAACGATGGCAAAGACTTCTGACGCCATTGCCGAGTTGGCTGTTCCCAAAAAGGAGAACAGCAAGTCCACCCTTGCCGCCGGGATCGTCTCCCGCTGGTCAAAGCTGGAGGCAGACCGCAACTACTGGATGTCGATGTGGCAGCAGATTGCGGAGCTAGTGATGCCCCGCAAGTCGTACATCCTGACCACCACGATTACGCCGAACTCCGAGCGCGAGGCCCGTCTGTATGACTCCACGGGAGTCCGAGCCAACCAAGTCCTAGCCGCAGGGTGCATGAGTTACATCACGCCGGCGGATTCCCGCTGGTGTTCCTTTGATGCTCCCTCCGACATCGAAGACGGGGACGGGGTGCAGGAATACTTTGCAGAAGTGACGGAGATCGTCATGGAGACGCTTGCAAGGAGCAACTTCCACCAGGCGATCCATGAACTCTACCTAGACCGTGGATGCTTCGGCACCGCAGTCCTCTTCGTGGAGCCGGGAGAGAAGCTGCCCATCACCTTCACCAACGTGGATGTGGGCACCTTCTGCATTTCCGAGAACTACGAGGGCTACGTGGACACCATGTTCCGCCGGCTTGAGATGACAACCCGCCAGCTTGTCCAGCAGTTCGGGATTGAGAACGTCAGCGATGCCGTCAGGAAATGTTACAACGAAGCCAACGGCAAGGGCATGGATGAGAAGTGGCACGTTATCCACGGCGTCTATCCCCGTGAAGAGGGGCAGCGCGACAAGAAGAAGTATGACGGGCCGAACAAGCCGATTGCCTCCTGCTACGTCGAGGAGAAGAGCAAGCACGTTCTGCGCGAGTCTGGCTATGACGAGTTGCCATTCATGGCGACCCGCTACCTCAAGTGGCAGAAGTCCGCCTACGGATGGTCTCCCTCATGGGTCGCCATGCCTGACCTTCGTCAGTTGAACTTCCTCCAGAAGCAGATGGATGCCCTAGCCGAGCTAGCCGCCTTCCCTCGCATCCTCGCTCCCGATTCGCAGGAGTCCTCCATCGACCTCCGAGCCGGCGGAGTGACTTACTTCAACGCCGCAGATCCCAACGCCCGTCCCATCGAATGGGCCACGCAGGGTCGCTATGATATCGGCCTTGAGCGAGTTGCCCAGAAGCAGAAGGACATCCAAGAAGCGTTCTCTGTTCCCCTCTTCCAGATGTTCACCGCCGAGGAATCAGCGGCACCGAATCGGATGACTGCTACCGAGGTCAACGCCCGGAATGCGGAGCGTCTTGCCCAGTTCTCCCCGACCTTCTCACGCCTCACGACCGAACTCCTGACCCCTCTCCTCCAGAGGGTCTACGGCATCCTCGCTCGGAACGGTGCATTCCCCCCACCCCCGGAAGCCCTCATCCAGCAGGGGCCGACAGGGGAACTCTTTATTCCCGAACCGAAGGTCAACTTCAACAGCAGGATCGCCCTTGCCGTGAAGAACATGGAGCAGGGCGCCACCGATGCGACCGTTCAGAGGGCAGCGGCACTCGCCTCTGTCACTCAAGACCCGTCCATCTTCGATAACTTCGACACCGACAAGATGGTCAGGGAGAGCGCCCTAGCCTCTGGCATGGACAGCGAATACCTCCGACCCCAGGAACAAGTTGCCCAGATGCGCCAGCAGAGGGCGCAGGCCCAGCAGCAGATGCAGGAGATGCAGGCCCAGCAACACGCCGCAGAGGTAGCCGCCAAGGTGGGAGGCATCAAGGGTGACTCCGCCCTTGTCCAAGGAGTCCAGTCCCAAATGGGAGCCATGATGTAACGACACCTCAACCATTCCGACCATGCCGACCATTACTGACAGAGACCTAGAGATCCAACGCATTGCCGCAGCCTACTCATACTTTGAGACCGATCCCGGCAAACTGGTCATCTCCGATTTAGAAAAAGCCTTTGGCATCCATGCCCAGGCATTCCTGCCCGATTCCAAGGGAGACTTTTGCCCCATCCGAGCCGCAATCAGGGACGGGCAGAGAAGCGTCCTGCTTCACATGAAGGCGATTGCAACCAAACACAACAATGGCGAGACCACGAAAAAACCCGACCCCAAGCGAGACTAACAACCTCCCCGAACCGGCGATGTCCCCCTTCTTGGGAGACCTCACCCCCGAATACATCCTCTGGTTCAAGCAGACCCACTCCCGCGAGGAGTTCATTGAAAGATATTCCGAACGCATCCCGAAAGAATACCCAACAACACACCAAATCGACACCGAATGATCACATCAGACGCCATTGCCGGCGACCCTGTGGACGGAAACGCCCTCTTGAGTCAGCAGGCTAATACCCCGCCCCCTAGCACCCCCTCGCCCATCGGCGAGAACCTCCTCTCCAGCACGAAACCGGCGGAACCCGCCCCCGCCTCCTCACCCTGGGTCAACGACAAGGGAGAGTTTTCCGAAGGGTGGCTTGACCGTCTTCCCAAGGAACTAGCCGAACACAAGCAAATCTTGGGTCAGTTCAAGGATATTGACGGGGCGCTAAAGACCCTTGTTTCGCAGCAGAAGATGCTCGGCAAAAAAGCCGATGCCATTTTGATCCCTGACGACAAGGCCTCCCCCGAAGAGAAAGCCGCATTCTTGAAGAAGCTCGGAGTTCCCGAATCACCCGAAGCCTACCAGTTGAGGCCGAAGGATCTCCCTGCCGGCTACGAGTGGGATGATAATGTGGCAAAGGAGTTCAACGCCCTTGCCCATCAGAACGGAATCACCCCGAAGCAGATGGACGCACTCATGGGGCGCTATGCTGCCTACGAGTCGCAGAAAGCCGAGGCCGCAGCCTCCCAGCAGAAATCCGAGATGGAAGCCGGTCGCAAGACCCTGGCTGAAGCATGGGGAGACAAGTACGAGGTGGAGCTATCGGTCGCCCGTCGAGCCGCCCAAGTCGCCGGCGTCGATGTCAACTCCAAGGGGTTCTCTGATCCCTCGGTGGTGCTGGCATTCAACCGGCTGGCCCGGATGATGAGTGATGACAAGATTGTGAACTCGGACACCGCAGGAACCATGATGGCAGGCAAGGCCCGTGCAATGGACATCATGACCAACCCTTCCAACCCCCTGCATGGCAAGTATGCCTCCGGGGACAAGACAACCGCTGATCTGGTCTCTGACCTCTTGAAAAATGGATAATCAATACGACAACGAGCGCAAGGGCGTCCTCTTCCTCAAGGGAAGCGAGAACCCGAAAGCCCCCAAGTGGTGTGGCAAGATGACCCTTGGAGGAATCGAGTACCAGATCGCCGCATGGGAGAAGATGTCCAAATCAGGCAAGGAGATGCTGACTATCTCCATCACCGACAAGCCGGCTGGAGGCTATGCCAACTCGCCAAAGAGGAACGACTATCCCCCATCCCCTGCCGTGGTGGCACACAACAAGGCCAAGTCCAACGGATACGCCCCTGACAGGGAGGATGACATTCCCTTCTAGTCTTTAGCTTGGTGGTTCATGGAAAGCCCTCACCGGGGAAACTCGGTGGGGGTTTTTTGTTGTAGCTCAATCATCCGATGAGGGAATCGAACACCTCGTCTCCCTGACAACCCAGGGATCTTTCCACTAGACGAATCGGAGATTGAAAAAGGTCGGAGGAGGATCAGGTCGCTAGGATTTCGGAACGAGGCGTGAAGCCTTCTGCGTCCGTGTTCCCCCCCTCATTGCCTCCCCCGATTTATGCGTCCGCTTTGTGACGTTTAACGGCCACTCCACGAAGCAGGGGTTCACCGAAGCTCCCCCCGAAAATTGGCACAGCCCCTCCGAATCGAACGGAGCCAGCAAGATTTGGAGTCTCGCTCGCCTACCTTGGAACATTGGACTGCGGTTAGACTCTACAAATCATTTCAGAAATCGCAATCTTTTTGTGCGAAATAACGTTGACGGGTTAGGTAGGTTAGTCAATCATTTGCAAATGAAAAATTGCAACAAATGCGGAGAATTATTGCCGTTGGAATCATTTAACAAAAAGCCTCACACAAAAGATAAAAGAGCCACAATATGCAAGAAATGCACCTCCATTTATTCAAAGAAAAGGCTAGAGCTACTTTCCCTAGATCCAGAGTGGGTTTCCAAAAAGAGGGAGGTTTGCAGGCTTTCTGCCAGAAAGGTAAGAGCTATTAAAGGACTCCCGTCATCCCACAGGCTGAACGTAGCAAAAACCATTCAAGAAGGCAGGACAAGGAACCCGGAACGGCATCATGCAAGATTGGCTGTAAAAAACGCATTGAGAAGCAGGCTTATATTCAGAGAGCCATGCTCGGTATGCGGAAGCCAAAAATCACAAGCGCACCATGAAGATTATTCCCAACCTTTAGAAGTGAAATGGTTTTGCGCGCAGCACCACGCCGACATCCATGTTGAAAAAAGAAATAAAGCGATTTTCGTTGACCATGTTAGGCAATAATGTTAAATCGCCAATAAGACCACCGAGAGATAACCTGTTCAACAGATGTTGAGTCGGGCCTGTGTAGGGGGTCAACCCTGACAAGTTAGATCCCATTCGGGGCAACCTAATCTGGCAGACATCCCAGACACAAATAAACCCCTAACACCCTACAACTATGATTCAGATTCCCGACCACTACGTTGTCCAATACGACACCAACTGGCAGCACCTCCTTCAGCAGATGGAGTCCCGCCTCAAGGAGAAGACCAAACTCGTCTCCGCGCAGGGCGCCTCCGTCCGCTTCAACCAGTACGGTCTCGCCACCATGTCCCAGGTCACGACCCGGAACGCCTCAACCACGCAGAGTGCCAGCACCCTGCCGACCCGTTGGGCCTACCCCGTCCCCTACGACATTGCCAACGTCTTCAGCGAGTTCGACAACCTCTTCCTCGGAAGCGTTGTCCTGCCCACCTCGGAGTGTATGCAGTCGCAGGCCGCAGCCTACGGTCGCCTTGCGGACAAAGTCCTCATCGACGCCCTCACGGCAGCCGCGACGATCACCACCCCGAACACGGCAACAGGGTTCGTTCCCAACGGAGCACCGACCACCGTTGCCCTGCCAGCAGGACAGACGGTTGCGGTCAACTACGTCCCTGCCGGCGGCACCGCCGCGAACAGCGGACTGACCATCGGCAAGATCCGCGAGGCCAAGCGCATCCTAGATGCGAACGAAGCCCCCGCAGAGGATCGTGTCCTCATCGTGAGTGCCAAGGAGATCAGCGATCTTCTCGGCACCACCGAGGTCACGAACAACCTCTACAACTCCGTCCGCGCCCTCGTGGATGGTGATGTGGATGCGTTCCTTGGGTTCAAGATCGTTCGCTCGGAGCAGCTGAACCTCCCGAGCGTCGGCATCCGCACTTGCGTGGCCTACCACAAGAATGCGGCGGTGCTGGTTGACGGCGGCAAGAAGTCCTACATGGACATCCTGCCCACCCAGAGTCACTCCCTCCAGATCCGCTCGACAGCGGTTCTCGGTGCGACCCGTCTCCTTGAGACCGGCGTCGTGCAGATCCTGGCCGACACCACCCGATAAGTCCTCACAAGTTGGGGGTGGGGCGTCCCGTGAGGCGTCCCACCCCTTTCTTTTAACAACTCTCTAGACAATGGACTCCACGACCATCTGCAATCTTGCCCTCTCGAAAATAGGCGACCAGATGATCATGTCGCTGGACGATCCGAGCATTGAGGCTCGGTTCTGCAAGCTGCACTACGCCCCGACGCTTGCCTCTCTACTTCGGATGCACGACTGGAATTGGGCGATTGGCATGACCCAGCTTGCCCGCCTTTCCACGCCTCCCCCTTTTGATTGGGAATACTCCTACCAACTTCCGTCTGATTTCGCCCGGATTCAGACACTCAACTCGTTCCAAGCAA